AAAAATGATAAACATTCTCCTATAGTATCTAAAGAATTTTTAGATATAGTTCAAGCAAATTCAGATCAATTAGATTCAGCTATTATTCATAGTAGAGATTATAATTCTGATTACTTTGGATTTAAAACATTAGAAAAATCTTATTTACTTAGAATAAATGGTAAAGTAGCTGAAAGACCTCAGTATATGTATATGAGAACGGCTATTCAAATTTGGAAAGATAATATTGAAAAAGTAATTGAAACTTATAATTTACTTTCTGAAAGTTATTACACACACGCAACACCTACTTTATTTAATTCTGGAACCAACAGAACTCAATTAAGTTCTTGTTTCTTATTAAAAGCTAATGATAGTATTGAAGAAATTTTTGATACTTTAAAAGAATCTGCTAAGATATCTAAAAATGCTGGTGGTATTGGTATTTCATTCCAAGATGTAAGAGCAACTGGAAGTTATATTGCTGGTACAAACGGAACTTCTAATGGTATTATTCCTTTCTTAAAAATATACAATGAAACAGCTAGAGCTGTTGACCAAGGTGGTGGTAAAAGAAAAGGAAGTATTGCTATTTATTTAGAACCATGGCACGCTGATATTGCATCTTTCTTAGATTTGAGAAAAAACCAAGGAGCTGAAGAATTAAGAGCAAGAGATTTGTTTTTAGCTTTGTGGGTAAATGATTTATTTATGGAAAGAGTTGAATCTAACGGAGATTGGTGTTTAATGTGTCCACATGAATCACCAGGACTTTCTAGTGTTTATGGTAAAGAATTTAACGAACTTTATACTCGTTACGAAAAAGAAGGTAAGTATAAGAAAAAAGTTAAAGCTAGAGAAATTTGGGATAAAATATTAGAATCTCAGATAGAAACTGGAACACCTTACATGTTATATAAAGATGTTATCAACGAAAGGTCTAATCAATCTAATATCGGTGTCATTCGTAGTTCTAACTTATGTGCTGAGATATTAGAAGCAACTGGTATTACCGAAGCTCAAAAAGATATTTTGAAAAATGATGAATTGTTGGATAGTTTAAACTTATCTGAATTTAAAGGAAGAGAATCTGTTAATGAAACTGCTGTTTGTAATTTAAGTTCAATTGCTTTACCTAAGTTTGTTAATAAAAACAAAACATATAACTTTAAAAAATTATACGATATAGCATACAAAGCTACTATTAATTTAGATAAAGTTATTGATGTTAATTATTACCCATCAGAATCAGCTAAGTTCTCTAACTTTTTACACAGACCAATTGGTTTGGGTGTTCAAGGATTAGCCGATGTTTTCTTTAAGATGGATATGCCTTATGGTAGTGATGAATCAAAACTTTTAAACAAAGAAATTTTCGAAACTATCTATCACGCTTCTATTTCAGCTTCTTGTGATGTAGCTAAAGAAAATGGACCTTATTCAACGTTTAAAGGTTCTCCTTTATCTAAGGGTAAGTTTCAATTTGACTTATGGGGTGTTGAACCAACTAAAAGATGGGATTGGGAAAAATTAAGAAAAGATGTGGTACAAAATGGTGTTAGAAATTCATTAACAACAGCAGTTATGCCAACAGCGTCTACCTCTTCTATTTTAGGTAACGAAGCATCTATTGAAGCACAAACTTCAAATATGTATACTAGAAGTGTATTATCTGGAACATTTATTTTAGTTAATAGACACTTAGTTAAAAAGTTAATTAAATTAAATCTTTGGAACGAAGAAATGAGAAAGAAAATCATTCTACAAAATGGTTCTATTCAAAACATTCCTGAAATTCCAACTGAATTAAAAGAAATTTACAAAGTATCACATGAAGTTAAACAAAAAGATGCTATTGAGATGTCAGCTGATAGAGGAGCTTTTATTGACCAAACACAATCTTTAAATATCTTTATGAATGACCCTAACTTCGCTAAATTAACAGCGATGCATATGTATGGTTGGGGTAAAAGAAGTTTAATGGTTGGTGATAATGGACAACCTATAATTCCAACTGGTGATAATATTCAAATCATATATGATAGTGAGAATAAACCTAAGTCATATAGAGATAAGAAAATGTCACTTAAAACTGGAATGTATTATCTAAGAAGTAATTCTTCTACAGACGCTGTTAAATTTACAGTAAGAGAAGAAGAAAAAACAACTGAAGAACAAATAGACGCAATAGCTTGTTCTATAGATAATCCAGACGATTGTGATATGTGTGGTTCTTAAACAATAGTTTGTTAAATTTAAACCCTAAAGTAAATTTACTTTAGGGTTTAAATTTAACAAACTATTGTTTAAGAACCACACATATCACAATCGTCTGGATTATCTATAGAACAAGCTATTGCGTCTATTTGTTCTTCAGTTGTTTTTTCTTCTTCTCTTACTGTAAATTTAACAGCGTCTGTAGAAGAATTACTTCTTAGATAATACATTCCAGTTTTAAGTGACATTTTCTTATCTCTATATGACTTAGGTTTATTCTCACTATCATATATGATTTGAATATTATCACCAGTTGGAATTATAGGTTGTCCATTATCACCAACCATTAAACTTCTTTTACCCCAACCATACATATGCATCGCTGTTAATTTAGCGAAGTTAGGGTCATTCATAAAGATATTTAAAGATTGTGTTTGGTCAATAAAAGCTCCTCTATCAGCTGACATCTCAATAGCATCTTTTTGTTTAACTTCATGTGATACTTTGTAAATTTCTTTTAATTCAGTTGGAATTTCAGGAATGTTTTGAATAGAACCATTTTGTAGAATGATTTTCTTTCTCATTTCTTCGTTCCAAAGATTTAATTTAATTAACTTTTTAACTAAGTGTCTATTAACTAAAATAAATGTTCCAGATAATACACTTCTAGTATACATATTTGAAGTTTGTGCTTCAATAGATGCTTCGTTACCTAAAATAGAAGAGGTAGACGCTGTTGGCATAACTGCTGTTGTTAATGAATTTCTAACACCATTTTGTACCACATCTTTTCTTAATTTTTCCCAATCCCATCTTTTAGTTGGTTCAACACCCCATAAGTCAAATTGAAACTTACCCTTAGATAAAGGAGAACCTTTAAACGTTGAATAAGGTCCATTTTCTTTAGCTACATCACAAGAAGCTGAAATAGAAGCGTGATAGATAGTTTCGAAAATTTCTTTGTTTAAAAGTTTTGATTCATCACTACCATAAGGCATATCCATCTTAAAGAAAACATCGGCTAATCCTTGAACACCCAAACCAATTGGTCTGTGTAAAAAGTTAGAGAACTTAGCTGATTCTGATGGGTAATAATTAACATCAATAACTTTATCTAAATTAATAGTAGCTTTGTATGCTATATCGTATAATTTTTTAAAGTTATATGTTTTGTTTTTATTAACAAACTTAGGTAAAGCAATTGAACTTAAATTACAAACAGCAGTTTCATTAACAGATTCTCTTCCTTTAAATTCAGATAAGTTTAAACTATCCAACAATTCATCATTTTTCAAAATATCTTTTTGAGCTTCGGTAATACCAGTTGCTTCTAATATCTCAGCACATAAGTTAGAACTACGAATGACACCGATATTAGATTGATTAGACCTTTCGTTGATAACATCTTTATATAACATGTAAGGTGTTCCAGTTTCTATCTGAGATTCTAATATTTTATCCCAAATTTCTCTAGCTTTAACTTTTTTCTTATACTTACCTTCTTTTTCGTAACGAGTATAAAGTTCGTTAAATTCTTTACCATAAACACTAGAAAGTCCTGGTGATTCATGTGGACACATTAAACACCAATCTCCGTTAGATTCAACTCTTTCCATAAATAAATCATTTACCCACAAAGCTAAAAACAAATCTCTTGCTCTTAATTCTTCAGCTCCTTGGTTTTTTCTCAAATCTAAGAAAGATGCAATATCAGCGTGCCATGGTTCTAAATAAATAGCAATACTTCCTTTTCTTTTACCACCACCTTGGTCAACAGCTCTAGCTGTTTCATTGTATATTTTTAAGAAAGGAATAATACCATTAGAAGTTCCGTTTGTACCAGCAATATAACTTCCAGTTGCTCTTACATCTTGGAATGAAATACCAATACCACCAGCATTTTTAGATATCTTAGCAGATTCTTTTAAAGTATCAAAAATTTCTTCAATACTATCATTAGCTTTTAATAAGAAACAAGAACTTAATTGAGTTCTGTTGGTTCCAGAATTAAATAAAGTAGGTGTTGCGTGTGTGTAATAACTTTCAGAAAGTAAATTATAAGTTTCAATTACTTTTTCAATATTATCTTTCCAAATTTGAATAGCCGTTCTCATATACATATACTGAGGTCTTTCAGCTACTTTACCATTTATTCTAAGTAAATAAGATTTTTCTAATGTTTTAAATCCAAAGTAATCAGAATTATAATCTCTACTATGAATAATAGCTGAATCTAATTGATCTGAATTTGCTTGAACTATATCTAAAAATTCTTTAGATACTATAGGAGAATGTTTATCATTTTT